CTAAAGTGCTGCGGAATTTAGGTTTCTCTCAAAATCCTCCTTCGGCAGCGGCTCGACCTCGCCTTTTATCATCTCCACATAATCCTCGTACTCATCATAAGAAGAGAAAAACATATCCTTAGCCCACTCATCCTTCAAGTAAGCCTCTTCATCCTCATTCGCACCCATACGCACAGCGGCTTCCCCACCTTGATGAGCCTCCACGGCACCCTGCCCCATCTTGCTCCTCGTATCATGACTCATCACCACATCCAACAACACATCCAGCACATCCCGACTCGTCACACCCCAGTCACCCTCCGTGCCTTCCCAACCCATGTCAGCAGCATAACTCGACAGCATCCGCTCCGCCACCTCCTCAGGATACAATCCCCCCTTCTCCCTGCTCGCCAGCATCCACAAACGACGACGCTGCTCAGCACTCGAACCCGACAGCCCCAAATGGCTACCCAAGCCCCTCGTCGCATTCTCATCACTGTCACCCCACACAAACTTATACCCACCATCATACAGGCTCCGCATCACCCACTCCCTCAACGACAGAGGCTCACCCAAATCCCTCACCTTCTTATCCATCTTAGCCGACTCAGCAGCCTCACCAATAGCCGCAATCCGACCTTCCCGCACACGCCTCTGAATATCCTCCCATCTCGACTTCTCAGCCTCCAGACGCTTCACCTCAGCCTCAAACTCAGCCGTCTCCCTCTCAAACACATCAAAGTCCGTAGCCTTCGACACCTTCTTCCGAGCATTCCTCAAATCCCCATCAATCTTATCCAGATTGTTCTTCACAAAACCAGCCGAACGACTCTCATCCATCCCCACCAACTTCTCCACCAACTCATCATCCGCATTTTTCTCCTCATTTGTTTGGATATTATCAGAAGATTCCGTACCTTTGCCATCAGAAGCGGAGTTTTGAGGTACAAGGTTTCCATCCTCATTTCCAAAGATGCTTTGGTAGAGCCGTGTAGCATCTGCTTCGCTTCCCTTGGTTTCGGATTCAACGCCCTGATTCGTTAGGGAAGTTGTCCCAGAAACAGATGCAGGGGTCTGTTCGGTCTGGGCGCCACCGTTAAAACGGTACAACAACTTCCCATTCTTTAATGATTCCCTTACACGCTTCGGTCTTTCTAAATGATTGCTAACATTGACCTCCATTCCATCCTTCTCTACAGTTACGGATTTGAAGAAGTAATGTTTTTTCCCATCTTTCCCAATAAATGCTTTAACAAATAGATATGATGATGGTCTCTCTGTTTCTTGACCCTCTTTTGCAGTGCTACTTTCTTCTATAACAAAATCTGGGTCAGTAAGAGTTGGCTTTATCATGCCGAACTCCTTCTCTCTACCTTTCTCCAACAATTTTTCATACTGATTTTCTCCAATCTTCACGTCGCCAAGAGGTGTAGAAAGAACACCGTCTCCAAACTCAGATTTCCAATTCCCAGGAGTAAGTTCCAATACAGGCATCACTTTAGCCCTCTCTATTGTTTCCAATATCAAATCATCTGCTTCATCTTCCGACAAAGAACGACCCACAGGCTTCACCTCTTCCCCTTGTCCATTTTGCTGCAACGCTACACCATCCCCATCCTCTTCATCCATCGTTGGTGCTTCACGGTTCTCCCGTGAAGTCCTGTCCACCTCATCCCAATACGCATTCTGCCGCCCCACAAAATCCTCCCAACTCATCAAGTCCGCACCCGTGAACCTGCCACGATGCACAGCCACCTGCCGACCCGTCTCTTCGTCAATCCTATACTCGTCAGGCTCCAGCAACACCCTCCAGTCATCCGTCACCAAAGCCACCCTCTGCTGCCCATCCTTCGTGTCAATCACATCACCCACCACAGGCTCCACCTTCGTCCGAGGATTATTCACCCTCGCACCCTCCACCTGCGCACTCATCCGACTCGACACCTGCTCCTGGTAATTCTGCATGTAACCATCAAAGGTTTCCACCACCCCCATCTCCAAGTCAGCATCATCAGCCTTGAACATCATCTCAGCCTCGTCTGCGTCCGCATCCGCAAACTTCACCGTCACATACTGACCATCAGCACTCTCTTCCACCACATATCCTTCCCTTCCCTTATACGTCACAGGAACCAGACAAGGCTCACCATACGCCGTGCTCATGATAGTGAAAGGTTCCAGCCTCCGCCGTTCAGCCTCCACAGCAGCAGTCACCTTGTCATTCACCTGCAAGTCCAAACCCTTGTCCCTTGCCTTGGCACTCATATAGCGTTCAGCCACCTCAGCTTCCTCGGGATTCAATCCGGTCAGCAAATTTGACAACTCACCCGTAGATGCACCCTGACTGAACAAATCATCAATCCTCGCCTTAATCGTCTCACCACCTTTCATATTCAGCAGCCCCTCCTCTGCACTCTGGATGCCCTGTTCATTCTCATGAATCCCTTCAGCGGTAATCAACTTGCGACCCTCTTCAATTCCTTCCTCTGCTGCTGCCTGCAACTTAATAGAACTCAGAATATTTGTCGCCAACTGTTCCCAATTCCTCGAAAAATCAGAAACGACAGCCTGTTCCGCTTCTGTGCGCTCCTCTTTACGCTTTCTCAGAACCTCTTCCACATTCACGCCATAGCGTTCTTTTGTCATTTCCAAAGCATGCGACTCCACTTCTTCTGCAAACCCAAATGTGTGAAGCATCAGGTCAAGCGCATTCGTCTTCGCTTGACTCTGACTCTCGCGCATGAATTGGTCCGCATCTCTCACATCCTCAAACTCCTTCACGCCAGCAATCTTGCCGTTGATGTTATAAGTATAGACAGTGGCAGAACCATCCTCCTCTATTTCCATCTCAGAATGAAACACACCTTCTGGAGAGAGAACTTTTCCTGTAGCAAGATAGAAAATCTTCCGCTTAGTCTCACTGCTCACATCAGGACTCTTTAGCAATCCGAGAATACCTTCCGCATCAACCTCGATAGGCGAATTGGACTCCTGACGAATCTTGCTCCTTCTCGATTCGTAATCGCTCATTTCCAATTCTTTCGCCAACGGCACCATCTCCGTCAGTTCATCCATACCCTTGAAGAAATTGCGGAAATCATAACCAGCGTCCCTTAATTCTTTCACATCACGCTCATTCAGCCGCAAGTCATAGTCAGATGAACGCATAAACCGATTGCGGATAGTTTCCTTCAAAGGCTTGCCCTCTGCCAAGACACCAGCAAGACCGCTGATGCCACCAACAGACTTCATGCCGCCAACCATCGCCAACGACTCACCAATAATACTTGCCCAATCCACATCAACAATGCTCACGCCATCACGCTGAGCCTGTTCTATTGCCTTGTCAGCCGCAAATATGCCAGTCTCTGCCGCAATGCCGCCAATATATCCCGCTGCCCTTCCTGCCATGCCTGCACCTCTGGCAAGCGTGCCAATGCCGCTACCAGCAGCACCCATCACACCACCAAGAGCTGCACCATGAAGAGCCGCCTTTCCAATCTCTGCAGGGTCAAACTCTCCATAATTAAACTGGCGAATCATCTCACTCTGAGCCTCATACGTTCCAAAATTCGCAGAACTACCCAAAGTACGCATCAAGATATTCATACCGCCTGCATTCGTCGAAAGGTAACGAGACACAGCATTTGTCGCGAGCCTCCTCGCAGCCTCTTCTGTTATCGCTCCAGCAGCGCGCTTACTGATATTCTTTGCCACATTCCCGACCAACAATTCCGTCACACCCTTCACAGCACCCTCACCTGCAAGACTCGGAAGATAGAAACCGCCCGTCGCCACATCCACAGCAAACGGTGCAGCACTACCAGCCATTCTCGTCCACCAACCTGCATCCTCGCCATACTTCTCATAAGCCTGTGCCCTGAACTGCTCACGCAAACCACTCGAACCAGCCATCCTGTTAATCACGGCCTTCGTCAGAGTGCTCACCATATTGTCATGAAGAGCCTTGCCAAAGATATACTCCAAGTCACCCTTCGGCATACCTGCCTCCTGATACTCCTGATACATCCGCTGCATCATCAAGTCAGCAACCTCGCCAATCTCCCTGCCATACAGCTCATTAAACATCATCTTCTCAACATCCGACAAGGGCGCGCTCTCAACGTCACCCTCTGCACCACCATCATCCCTGAAGCCCATTCTGCCTAACACATAATCATCCACCTTGCTCTGCTCCACAGCCTTCACTGCATTGTCAGCAATCTTCGCAGGGTCAATCTCACGTTCCCTTGCAGCCTGTGCCAACATGGCAACACCCATCTGAGCACCAGGTGTCGTGCTCCTCAAGGCTGACTCCAACCTTCCCCTGTAAGCAGAAGCAGCAGCCTCACCCCTCTCATCACCTTTCGCCCTCTCCGCATCAAACACAGGCTTCACATTCCCCTGATAGAAACTCTCAAAGTTCTCCGCATCATACGCAGCGCGAGACTCCTTCCGCTGCCGCTCTGACACCTCTGCTGCCTGCTCTTTCGGAGCGACATCACGAAAGTAATTAAGCATGCGACCATCAACCTGTGCAGAACCCGTATAGAGACCATCCCTCGCAGTCTTCGCCTCCGATTGAGCACCCATCACCTTCTGGCTCACCGCCTTCTGGTTCACCGCCTGCTCACGACCAGGCTCACCCCAAGGATACAGACCCTCACGTTCCTTCCTCGCCTTTCCCGACACACCATTCTCGTCCACCCTGTTCTCATCCGCCCGCATGTCAAAGCGCACACTCCCACCGCCAGCGGGCTTCTGCTCACCCGAAGCCACATCACCCCCACCAAACGAACTCACCCACTCGTCACGGCTACCGATGCCAAAGTCTAAGCCACTCTCATCCGATATGCCACTCAGCACATCATAAAGATTTCCCACACCCTCCTGACTGGAAAAATACTTACTCTTAAAATCACCAAGGCTGTAATCGTCTATGCCAAAATCCAAACCCGTCTCATTTGACAGATTCTTCAATCCCTCATACAACCCCTCCGCCGTTCTCTCCTTCTTATCGTTAGCCATAATCCTCTACTATAATCGAACTTTTGTTTGTTTCTTATTTTTATTCACTCCATTTCCCCCACCATTTCCGTTACTCCCATCATTTCCGCCAGCAGGCCTCGGTTTCCCCGAAGCCACACCGCCATTCGGCGTAGTCACCCTCGTCTTCACTCTTCCACGCTCATCATACCCCACAGACTCCTCCACCGTGCTGCCGCCAGCCAGCCTCTCCTCCCTATGAGCCGCAGTGTCAGCATTCCTGCTACGAGTAGCCGCATCCAGAGACCTGATAGCCGAATCACGCTCCCAACGCTCAATCTGACCACGCTTATACATCTCGTCAATACGGTTCCTCTCAGCCAAAATGTCAAGCCGACCCTGCTCATACTGCTCCTTCCACGACTGCTTGCGCTCCTCCAGCTCAGCCCTCGCACTCATGCGCTCCTCCTGCTGCCGCCTCAACTCCAGACTCTCACGCTGATACGCAGCAGTCTGATTCAGCCGCTCCCTCGCCATCTGATTCGCCAATGCCGCCCGTCTCGCCCCATTCACCCTGTCCACAAACGTCATGTAGTCAGGCACCACAGCCTCAGGCAACTGCATCGCAGGAGCACCCTTGTCCACATAATAAAGATTTGCAAAGCCACTCATCACATTCCCCAAATTACCAATCATCGCAGCAGTCCGAGCCCTCCTTATCCGTCTCTGCTCCTCCTCAGGACTCAAATTCATAGAATCCCCAACAAGACCATACAAGTCCCGAGTGCCGCTCCTCACAGGAGGAAAAACCCCTGCAACGCCAGCAGGCTTCAGTTCCCCCGAAGCCGCACCCTCGCCCGCGCCTTCTTCACCTTCAGTCCTCCAAGCAGGTGTCATGTAATCAGGCTGACGATTCAGCTCCTGCTCCGTCAGACCCGACACGAACTCTTCACGCTTCTTGCCTTCTTCACCCATATCTTTTATCCGTTTTTAGTTTGTGCACAATGGCTTTCCAATTGCATTCCATTATTCTCCCACCATTTTCCCGACCTCACGAAAATGGCCACTACCCCTTAAACATATTCATCACATCATCAGCCACCATCCCCATGCCAGTCTTCATGATGCTACCACCAATCTGGGCAGCAGCATTCGCCCTGGCATCATACGTACCCAACCGCTGACTGTTGATGTTATTCTTTTGAGACTGATACTGACTCTCCACCGCATCCTTACGAGCCGTGCCCTGAGCAGCGATATTCGCCAGCGTCTCCCCAACCGCCTCATTCGCAGCCTGCTTCGCCAACGCCACACCCTCATCCGTGCCACCCATCACGGCAGCCACGCCCTCACTTCTCCTCACACCCCTGTCAGCGTTCTCACGAGCCAGACGCATCGCATTCACAGCCTCCGCAGTCTGAGTGCAATCCTCATTCATGCGCCTCTCATACCAACTTTGGTTCTCACTCTCCATCTTATTCAAAAGAGCTTCCTTCCGTCGAGCAGCCTTACTGGCAGACCGACTACCCAAAATACCGCCAGCCAAACTCGCGCCAGCACCTGTCAATGCACCCCACATAAGTGTTCCTTTCCTTTTAATCAAAAAAAAATCCGACGGCAAAGATACCACCTCCCCCCCAACCTCCTTTGCTCATTTACGCACACCCCACCCCCCACCCTTTCCAATCTCCTGCCAAGATGGAACGTTGTAGAGCAGACTCGCTTTCATAACCTCGTTATCGTTTTTACTCCATCTTTTCTGCATTCCCCTTTTCCCTGCCTCGGAGCGTTTCTTGATGGTTTCTTCGTAGTTGTTGCCATCCTTTCCTCCATTGAAAGGTCTGCCAGGCCCCTCCCAAATACCCCTTTCGTTCATTAAACGGCCTGCCAGACCACCCTCCCCCACCCACCCAATGCACAAATGAGCAAACCAACAACACCACCACCCACTAACTTTGCCCACAAAAAGCAAAACAGTCATGGACAAAACAATAACACTCACATTCGCCGACATCATACAGAAAGCCACCATGCTCTCCGCATTCGAAGCCAAGCAATCCGTCAACACCGACGGAGAAAGCCACTTCAACGATGTCCGCATCTACGACAAAGACCACACGGCCATCAAAGCCTACATCACAGAAGGAGCCAAGCTCATCGAAGCCAACCTCGCCACCGCATTCACAATCAACTCCACCACAGAAGAAGACACCATCACATGGCTCTTCACCGACATCGACACACGACGCACCACGCTCACACCCGACAAATTCACCGAAGCACTCGTCGCATACACACTCGCCAGATGGCTCGAAAACAAAATACCCAACACCGCACAAGCCTACGTCGCCATGTACAAAGACCTCGCCGACGCAGCCGTCAAAACAGCAAAAACAAAACGTAAACCACAAAGACCACAACAAGCATGAATACCAAATACAACAAAGCAGGCTTCAGAGACACACTCCACACCACAGGAGACTCCGTAAAAGACCACCTCCGACACGAAAGAGGAGGAAACACCACACTCAACCTCCCCATCCTCGACCGGGCAAGAGCAGCATGGGACAGCCTCGCCACCATGCGACAACGCAGACTACGCAACATACGATACGTCTTCGGAGACCAGTGGGGAGACCTCGTCTATGACCGCAACGGAAACCTCATCACCGAGCGACAGGCACTGCAGAACAAAAAGCAAGCACCCCTCCAAAACAACCACCTCATCAAAATCTACCACACACTCACAGGCATCTACGCCAAGTCCTCCACACAACCCATCTGCTTCGCAAGGCAAAAAGACGCATCCGAAAAGTCAGAGATGATGACCAACGCATTGCAGACCAACTGGGACAACAACCAAGAACGAGAACTTCTCACATCACGATTCGGAGAACTCATCCTCGGAGGCGTAGCCGTAGCACGCGAAGAATGGGAAACCCACGAAGGCACAGAAGACGCCTACACCTTCACCGTCAACCCATCCTACTTCTTCTGGGAGTCCGAAATGGGAGACCCAAGAGGATGGGACACCTCACTCGTCGGAGAAATCCGAGACTACACCATCGAAGAACTCGCAGTCGAACTCGCCGCCACCAAAGACGAATACGACCACCTCAAACAAACATACCAAACCTTCATGCGCAACACATCAGGATTCGCCACCACGCAAGCCACCTCACGACATGCAGAGCGAAACCTCTCATGGGACTTGCCAGCAGCCGACGGACTCTGCCGAACCTACGACATCTGGACAAAAGAATGCCGCCTCCGCTACCGATGCATCGACATCCTCGACAAAGACAACCCCATGTACCGCATCGAACCCGAAGACCTCCCAAACATCAAGGCAATCAACCAAAACCGCATCGACCTCGCCATCAAGTCAGGACTCATCACACCCGACATGACACGACAGCAAATCGCAGAAGCCGCAGCACTCATCGAGTACCAGCAAATCTACGACCACTACTGGCACTACCAAAAACTCACACCCTGGGGAGAAGTCCTACAAGAATTCGATTCACCCTACCAACACGGCTCACACCCCTACATCTTCCGATTCTACCACTTCGTCAACGGCGACATCGTACCATTCATCTCATCCGTCATCGACCAGCAGCGGCACATCAACCGACTCATCATGATGAAGGACATGATGATGCGCGCAGGAGCCAAAGGACTCAAATTCATACCATCAAACCTCGTACCCGAAGACATGAGCCGTGACGAGTTCATGGAGCAATGCGTCGAAATCGGAGGAACCATCTTCTACAAGCCAGACCCCAAGAACCCACAAGCCATTCCACAATTCTTCACCAACAACTCGCAAGATGCAGGATTCTCCGAACTCCTTGCCATGCAAGTCAAGAACATCAACGACATCACCTCCGTCTCCGAGGCACTCCAAGGACAATCACCCTCATCAGGAACAGCAGCATCACGATACGCACTCGAAACCGAGAACGCCACCACAGCCGTCGCAGCCCTGATACAAAAGTTCTCATCCTTCGAACGAGAAGTAGCCACAAAAAAAATGAAAGTAATTCACCAATACTACCAAAACCCACACACCGTCACACACAAACGAGCATCAGGATACTACGAACTCTCCGAATACGACCCCAAACTCGTCCGAGACATCCAGTTTGACGTAGTCGTGAAGGAAGCACCCGAGACACCCGTCGCACGAATGGCCATCAACGACTTCGTCATCCAACTCTGGCAGACAGGAGCCATCAACGCCCTCCAATGCCTCGACAACATCTACATGCCAGGCCTCGAAGACCTAAAGGCCTCCCTCAAGCAACAACTACAGCAAGTACAGCAAGGGCAACCACCACAGCCCATACCACAAACCACCGTTGACCAAGTCAACCAGCAAGCCAACCCACAAGCCCTCCAGCAACTACAACCCATCCTCACACAATGAAACACCCCACCCAACCACACACACACATAATCCCATCGCAACTCATCCCCACCATCACCCTCACCACCATCACCCTCACCACATGGCTTGCACAGCAAGGCTTCCCCTCGCTGTCCACCCCCTCATCCCCATTCCCCCACATCCTCACCTACCACTTCTTCCACGCCAACATCTACCACCTCCTCCTCAACCTCCTCGCACTCTGGCTCTACCGCCCACGCACCGCCACACTCATCACAGCCTACCTCACCGCCACACTCGCCGCCTACATCGACTCCCTAATAACACCTGCAATTTCCACCCTTTACACAGGCAACTCAGGTTTTCCACCCTTCACGCCCAACCCTCCACTTCCACAATTCCCCACCATAGGACTCTCAGCCCTCATCTTCGCAGCATTCGCCCGAAACTACGTCGCATGGCACCGCCACACCTACCCCATCCTCATCGCCATCATCATCACCGCACCCATCCCCAACCTCAACTGGCACCTACACCTCATCTCCTTCATCACCTCCCACATCATCTGGAAAGCCATCTACAAAACCCGCGCCCTGCACTTCACCCCAAAGCCCCCAAAAAAGTAACCCCACACTCCAACAGCCCTTCCCCCTCCCCTTTCGTCCATTAAACGGTCTGCCAGACCATCCTCCTCCTCCCCCCCACTCCCACCTCACAAACAAAACCCAATGAACACCCGAAAAAACCAATACACACAACAAGTCAACGACATGCTCCGAGAAAACGAGCAACGTCGCAGGCACATCTTCTCCACACCCGACCAACGCACAGGAAAAGGCATGGAAGGACACACCGTCAAAGTACAAATACCAGACTACACCATACCCACACAATACCTCTACCCCGAAACAGCCCAGCACCCACTCTACCAACAAGTCCTGCAACACAAGACCATCCGCGCCTTCGTCCAGTCCTACAACCCGCCAGCAGGCAGCGGCTCACCCGATGCCATCACCACCCAAGACGTAGAAGACGCACTCTTCCTCGCACGCTGCAACACAGACCCCTCCTTCGTCTTCGCCGTCTGCTTCACCATCATCATCAAAGAGACAGGCGAAAAACGACCCTTCATCCTACGCTACGCACAACGCAAGCTCCTCTGGACACTCGAAACCATGAGACGGGAAGGCCGCCCCATCCGCCTCATCCTCCTCAAGGCACGCCAATGGGGAGGCTCCACACTCGTCCAGCTCTACATGGCATGGATACAACTCTTCCTACGCTCAGGATGGAACTCCATCATCGTCGCACAGACAGATGCCACATCCATACGAATCAAAGCCATGTACTCACTCGCACTCGAACAATTCCCAGCCTTCATCTTCGACGAAGAGCAACTCAAATTCTCGCCAAAAGAACGCTCCAACTCCGACTTCATCATCACCAACCTCTCACGGCGACCCGTCCGAGACAACGTCGTCACCGTCTCATCCTACGAACACATCGACTCTGAAGCAGGAGCCAACGTCGCACTCGCACACTTCTCAGAAGTCGCCCTGTGGAAAGAAACACCCACCAAGACACCCGAATCAGTCATACGAGTAGTCGACGGAGGCATGCTCGAACTGCCCCTCACACTCCAAGTACTCGAATCCACCGCACGAGGACGCGCAGGCTACTTCTACGACGAATGGCAAGAAGCCAAGGCAGGACACTCATCACGCCAACCACTCTTCATCCCATTCTACGAAATAGAATTCGACTCCAAGCCATTCGACACACCCACACAACGCCGACACTTCGCAGAGCAGCTCATCGCCAACCGCAACCAACCCACCACCGAAGACCGCACAGCAGAACCAGGAGCATACCTCTACTCCCTATGGCTCAAAGGAGCAACACTCGAACACATCAACTTCTACGTCCACAAACGCAAATCCTACCACGACCACGCACACATCGCATCCGAAATGCCATCCGACGACATCGAATGCTTCATGTACGCAGGCAACCTCATCTTCAACCCCGACCTCATCGAACAACAACGCCACGACTTCGCCACACTCCCCACCTGGACAGGCGACATCACCCTCCCCACCGCACAAAGCAACACCCCCACCACACAAAGCGCCCCCACCACCGTACAAGGCGATTCCGTCGCCTTGACCCCACGCCTCCACCCCACCCCCACAGGAGACCTCCGCATCTGGCAACACCCCGTCACCAACCTCAACATCCCCAACCGCTACCTCGTCACCGTCGACGTAGGCGGCCGCTCAGACAAAGCCGACTACTCCGTCATCTCCGTCTTCGACCGATGGGCAACACGCCTCGGAGGTCGCCTACAACTCGTAGCACGATGGAGAGGACACCTACGATACGACCTCATGGCATCAAAAGCCGTAGCCATCGCACAACACTACAACCACGCACACCTCGTCTTCGAATCCAACACCTTCGACCAAAAGAAAGCAGCAGCCAACGAATACATCGAGCAAGGAGACCACATCCGAGGAATACTCAACACCATCCAAGACACCTACGACAACCTCTACATGAGACCCGCCACCGACGAAGAAGACATCCGAAACGGCATCCTCACCAAAGTAGGATTCCAAACCAACCGAAAAACCAAGCAAGACATCGTCGATGCCTTCCTCGTCGCATTCGAAGACAACCACATCCTCGAACCCGACGAACGCTTCTACACCGAAGCAGGAATCTACGAACAGCGCACCGACGGCTCCTACGGCAACATCCCCGGCAAAGACAACCACGACGACATCATCATGACAGACATGATAGCCTGGTACATCCACCAGCGCATGGAAACACCAAGACTCATCCCCAACCGAGAACCCGCCCCACGCCACTCCCGACACACCGAAACCATCACCGAATCCACCCTCTAACCCATCCACCCCAAATCTCTCAATCACCCACCACCCCAAATCTCTCAATCACCCACCACCCCAAATCTCTCAATCACCCACCACCCCAAA